GCCGCTTGGGCCGCTTGGGCCGCTTGGGACGCTTGGGATGCTTGGGCCGCTCGGGCCGCTTGGGCCGCTTGGGCCGCTTGGGACGCTTGGGATGCTTGGGCCGCTCGGGACGCTCGGGACGCTCGGGACGCTCTCACAGTCCAATACCCCGCCCTGATGGGCTGGACCCAGCATGATCCGCTGCTACTGACCGAGGGGATCCGGGACGCCTACCGGGCCGGCCTTGCTGTCGCGGTGCCTGTCGCTGACCGGGTGCTCGGCTGGGCCATGACCGATGACATGAGGAGCACCACCCCATGACGGACACCCCCACCACTCCCGGCCGGATCCTGGAGACCATCGACCCGGAAGGTCGGCCAATAACCGCCCGCTCCACCCGGGACTACCTGGTGGTCCGCAAAGCCCGCCGCCTCCACTACTGCCACGCCCACCCCGCAGCCCGCAGCCCCAAGTGCGCGGGTGCCATCCTCGAGGGAGACACCTACGTGGAAGCCCTCGACGAGCGGCCCGTCGGTGCGAACCCGTTCGTGGGCCGTCGCTACTGCGGGCCCTGCGCCCTCCACGCCTTCACCCCGGACGGCCTGGAGATCCTCACCCGGGCCGACAAGCCCACCCCGCTGGTCGACGAGGCGGGCCGCAAGACCCTCAGCGCCGCCACCCGGGACCTGGAACGACTCGCCGACCGTCTGCTAGGAGGCACCCGATGACCACCGGCGCCATCCCCTACCGGCTCACCGACACCGACCTGGCCGAGATGGGCCTACACCCCGACCCCAGCCCCCGCTGGATGGGGAGTCCGCCTATCGACCGCTGGTACGTGGACTCCACCCACCTGATCCGGGTGGTCGACAACCCGACGACGGGGATGATCACCGTCCACGCCTTCGACCGGCCCGTCGACTCACCTGACGCCGGGACAGAATTCCACCTCTGGCAGGTTGATCTTGCCCGGGGCATTCCCCGCCAGCTGGTGAGGGCGGTCGTCGGCGCCGCCCAGGTCGTCGCCTTCGAGTCCTACACGGCCGAGCAGCTAGGCCTGGCCGCCCAGCGCCACCTGGAACGGTTGGCCGGGGTACAGCGGGAGGACCTGGTGTTCACCAGGCCCCTCTTCTACCCGGAGTCGAACCCGGCCCTTGAGGCGGTCAAGAAGGAGATCGCCTGCGCTGCCGCCCGACACGCCGAGCAGGATCTCCTACTCCGGCTCAACGACCCGTCTAGCCCACCGTTGGCCGCCCCAGGGCCGCCAACCCGACGGGTCCACCACCCGCACCCTGCCCGGCTTTCATGGGCGGTCTGGGCGATCTAGGCGGGCTATCCTGGGCGACGCCATGAACACCAACTGCAGCCTGTGCGGACGGCCCCGGACCCTGACGGGCGGGGTGGTCGGCTGCTGGCGCTGCGACCGGGCCGACCTGTGGCCGTCGATCTGCCCCGAGGTGGACCCGGGCGGCTACGCCCGCAAGGCCGACTCGAGCACGTTCACTGAGGGCACCGTTGTGGAGGTCCGACCGGGGGTGCTTGACCTGGATGACCCGGTGGAGCGGGGAGACCCCCGCTAATGGTCGCCCTCCCCTACTCCGGCTACGCCTCCCCGAGGCGCCCCGTCGCGGTGTGTCCCCGCTGCGGTGGCCCGGCCCCGTTCAACCGGGGATGGGGCCGCTTCTGGTGTTCGGCCTGCCATGCGGAGGGCCAGCGGTTCGGGGAGAAACCCGCAGCCCCGACGGTGCGGCGGCGGAAGCGGCAACACACCGGCCACAACCCCCGGTGAACCGGGAGCTGGTGCTGCAGCACCCCTCCGCCGAAGCGACCTGCCGGCGCTGCCACCGACCCCTCAGCGGCCACCACCGGGCCGTCACCCGCCTCTACTGCCGGCGCCTCAACGGCCGACCCAACCTGACCCTTGAGGCCCTCGGCCTCGGCGACGCGCGCAGCCCCGAAGCGCTCCGGGTGCTCGCCGGCTGCTCCCGCCTCTGCCGGCAGCAGGGGTGCCCGCCGCTACCCTCCCCGCGGTGACCACCACCCTGGACCCGCTGGCCGAACTCGAAGCGGACCATCGGCTCTGGCGTCACACCCTGTTCCCCGGCTGGCTCCGCGACAGCCAGGGACGGGTCATCCCCGACGGCCCCCACCACCGGGACTTCTGGGAGTGGGTGTGGCAGATCCGCCGGGGCCGGCGCTGCCAGGACTTCGCCGGCATCTGGAACCGGGGCGGCGCCAAGAGCGCCAACGTGGAGCAGGCCACCGTCGCCCTGGGTGCCCGCCGGGCCCGACGCTACGCCTGGTACGTGTCCTCCACCCAGGACTCCGCCGACGACCATGTCGGCGCCATCTCCGGCCTGCTCGAATCCCCCCAGCTCGCCGCCTTCTACCCGGACCTGGCCGCCCGCAGGCTCACCCAGTACGGGTACTCCCGCGGCTGGCGCGGCAACCGGCTCACCACCCGGCAGCCCTTTACGGTCGACGCGGTCGGCTTGGACAAGGCGGTCCGGGGGCGCCGCATGGTCGAAGACCGCCCGGATCTGATCGTCCTCGACGACATCGACGACGCCTTGGACGGCCCGACCATCACCCAGCACAAGATTGAGGCGATCACCCACAAGATCATCCCCGCCGGCTCCGAGGACCTGGTGGTGATCGCCATCCAGAACCTGGTCCACCCGCACTCGTTCTTCACCCGCATGGTCGACGGCCGCGCCGACTGGCTGACCGACCGGATCACCAGCGGCCCCATCCCCGCCATCTGGGATCTTGAGTATCAGCAGGGCCCGGATCTCCGCTGGTACATCACCGGCGGCCGCCCCTCCTGGGTAGGCTTCGACCTGGAACGGGCGCAAGCCGAGCTACATAAGATCGGGTTGACCGCGTTCCTCTCCGAATGCCAGCACCTAGTCGAGCCCCCACCAGGCGGCATGTTCGACCACTTGGACTTCGAACGCATGAACGTCAGCTGGGATGATCTGCCCGAGCTGGTCCGCTCCGTCGTCTGGGTCGACCCGGCGGTCACCAGCACCGACGGCTCCGACTGCCAGGGCATCCAGGCCGACGCCCTCGGCGTCGACGACCTGATCTACCGGCTGTTCTCGTGGGAGCAGATCACCACCCCCGAACAGGCGCTCGAGCGGGCCATCCTCAAAGCCATCGAGCACGGCGCCGACCGGGTAGGCATCGAAACCGACCAGGGCGGGGACGCCTGGCGGGGCACCTACCGCAGTGTGGTCCGCCATCTGGAGGACACCCGGCAGATCCGTAAGGGGAGCGCCCCCCGGGTGGTGGACGCTAAGGCCGGTTCGTCGGCCGGGCCGAAAACCCACCGGGCGGGGCTGATGCTCGCCGACTACGAGAGGGGCCGGATCCGGCATGTGCGGGGCACGTCGATCACCTTGGAGAGGGCTCTTCGCCGCTTCCCGAAGACCAAGCCGTTCGACTTGGTCGACGCCTCCTACTACGGGTGGGCGGATCTGCGGAACACGTTCGAGATCGCCGGCGGGCCGGGTGATGATGACCGGCCGCCCGCCCCCCGCGGCTCCGCCTCCTGGGAGGATGATCCGTACTCTGCGCCCCGCCACTCCCGCTGGCGCCGGCCGTAGCTGGCGGCTACCCTTCTGGGTGCCTGGGGAGGCGCGGTGTAGCCCAGCCTGGGAGAGCGGCGGTGGAGTCCGCTGATGACGGGATGGCGAAGGCGCCAACATCCCGCGGGATGAAGCCGCAGGTCGTCCGTTCGAATCGGACCACCGCAACCCCTCAGGCCCGGAGCAGGGTAGAGAAGCGGCCTACCTCACCGGCCCCATAAGCCGGAGTCCGCGGGTTCGAATCCCGCCCCTGCTACTCAGCTAGCGGTTTTGCCCCCTCAGTTGAGGGGCCGAAACCGGCAAACCCCCAGGTCAGCGGCCAGGTGGTGACAATGGCTGTGGATTCTCCACCGCCGATGTAACCCCCGTCTACACTCGGTGCCGGAGCGGGATCCCCGGCCGGACGCCGGCCCCCCTTTCCTGCCGGTGTCGAGCGGTCCTCCCACCGTCGACCGCCGCCTCACCCGCCGGCCGGGTCCCGCCCGTTAGGATGACGGCCGTGCGCTGGATCACCGTCCTGCTCGACACCGCCGGGGCCGGAGCCCTCACCGCCGCCGCCTGGCTCGCCGCCGGTGCCCCTGCCGGCCTGGCCACCCTCGGGGTGGCCCTGCTCGCCGCCTCCCTGAACCTCACCAGGAGCGCACCCTCTAAACCTCACCCGGAGCGCAAGCCATGAGCCTGTTCTTCCCCGCCCCCCAGCCCGTCCCGTCCCGGCCCCTCCGCGAGGCCTCCGTCGTGGACAGCGGCCTCTCCTTCGGCGCCGACTCCGACGACTACCTGTACCGGCGGGCCGGCGGCGCCCCCCGGGACCTGCTCGGCGTCTCCCTCCGCCGGGCCCAGGACCTGTCCGTCGCCCTCTACCGGGCGAACCCGCTGGCACACCGGATGATCGGCATCTACCGCTCCTACCTGGCCGGCAACGGCTTCGACCTCGCCGCCCACAACCCCGACGTGCGGGCGGTGGTCGACGACTTCTGGGGCGGGTCCCGCAACCGGCTCGACCAGCACAACCCGGACTTCGCCCGGGACTGGCTGCTCATGGGGGAAGGCTTCCATCCGACCAAGGCGGACGAGGCCGGGAACCTGACCGTCGGCTACATCGACCCGTCCACGGTCGAATCGGTTGCTCGGCTGCCGGGCAACAACCTGATCCTCACCGAAGTCCACGTCCGTACCCCGGGCGGCGACCCGGAGAAGCTGCGGGTGGCCGCCATCGACACCGACCCCGCCTCCGACGGGGCGGGCCTGTGGCAGGGGGATGTGACCGCCTGGCTGTTCGACCGGATCGCCGCCTCCTCCCGCGGCAACCCGTTCCTGCTCCCCTCCCTTGACTGGTTGGACGCCTACGACCAGATGCTGTGGGAGATGGTGGAGAGGACCAAAGCGATGCGGGCGTTCTTCTGGCAGGTCGTCGTGCAGGGCGGCAAGACCGAGGTGGAGGAGGCGAAGGAGATTTGGGGGACCACCGCCCCCCGCTCCGGCTCCGTCCGGTTCATCACCGACGCCTCCAAGGTGGAGGCGGTCGCCCCGCAGCTCGGCACCTACGAGGATGTGGCCGGCGCCCGCTATGTGCGGCAGCACCTGGCCGTCGGGGCTGGCCTGGCCCCCCACTGGCTGGGCTCCCCGGAGGACGCTAACCGCTCCACCGCCGAGCAGATGGACATCCCCGTCCTGCGCTCCCTGCAGGACACCCAGGCCGAATGGCGGGGCCACATTGTGGAGCTGGTCGAGATGGCCGTCGACGCCAAGGTCCGGGCCGGCTACCTGGACCGGCTGCTGCCCCGCCACGTCGACGAGCGGGGCACCGTCGACGCGCGGGGCGGCCCCGAGCCCGCCCGCAACCTGTTCACGGTCACCGTCCCCGAAATCCGGGACGCCCAGGTGCAGACCGCCGCCGCCGCCCTCGCCCAGGCCGCCACCGCCTTCGGCGCCCTCGACCTGCTCGGCCCGGTAGTCGGCCCGCAGATGGTGAGGGCGGTCATCCGGCAGATGCTCCCCGCCCTCGGCATCCCCGCCGAGGACCTCCCCGACGAAGAGGACGACACCGGCACCCAGGTGCAGGCCATCGAGTCGTACCGGCGCCGCTACTCCAGCCCCCAGGATCAGGAGTACGCGGAGATCATGTCCTACCTGCGCCGCCGCCTCGGAGACTGAGGTGCCGCACCTCGCC